AGCGATTTTGCCTTTTTGCCGCAGGTGGCCGTTGATGCCGTGCTTGACGACCGGCACCCTGAACATCTGGCTGGCGCTGGCGCAGTAGATGTCGTCGCCTTTTTTGAAGACCTTCTGCCGCCACGTTTCCCCGGCGTACCAGGCGATCACCCGGGCCTCGATCGCGGAGAAGTCCGCCACCAGGAATCGGGTGCCGTCCCTGGGGATGAACGCCGTCCGGATCAGCTGGCTCAGCGTGTCCGGCACGTCTTCGTACAGGAGCTTGACCGCGTCGTAATCGCCGGCGCGGACGAGTGCCCTGGCCTCAGCCAGATCCGGCAGATGATTCTGCGGCAGGTTCTGCAGCTGCACGTTCCGTCCGGAAAAGCGTCCGGTCCGAACCGCGCCGAAGAACTGAAACATCCCCCGGGCACGGTCGTCTTTGCATACGGTGTTTTCCATCGCCTGGTATTTCCTTACCGAGGACTTCGCCAGCTGCTGCCGGAGCATGAGCGCTTCCTGCAGCTCCGCCGGCGCGTCCTTCATCAGTTCGGCCACAGCCTTCTTGTCGAGGCTTTCTGTTTCCATCCCCTTGTCCGAAAGCCACTGCCGCATCTGTCGGACGCTGTTCGGGTTTTCCAGTGCCGTAACTCGCTTCATGGCTTCCGTCAGTTCCTGCCGGGATCGTGTATCCATCCGGATCGCCTGCCGCACCAGCTCCATGTCCACTTTTACGCCCCGGTCGTTGATTTCCTGGTCGATATGGTATTCATCCCAGATCTGTTCTGGAACCGGAAACCTCGCCAGCTTCTGCTGGATGCCCATTTCCGTTTCCACGTCGCGGCGGTTGTACCGTTTGAAGGCTTCCCACTTGTCCGGTGCGTGGAAAGGCCGGTTCCTCGTTCGCTGGCCGTTGGCCTTTGTCGGCGCGCAGGGCTGGCAGAAGTATTTGATCAGGTCCTTTCCTTCGGCCAGTTTCTGCTTTTCCAGTCCGAGCACCGTTCCGACGCCTTCCAGGGATAAGGGAAGCCCCATCGTTGCGGCCCGGATCATGGTGCATCGCCAGCTTTCAGGGTTCAGGTAGCGGTCGGTCAACAGGCCGAGATCCCGCAGGTAGCGCGATAGGCAGACCCTTTCAAATGCAGCGTTGAAGGCCCACTTTGTCACGCTGTCGTCCGTCAGCGCTTCCAGCATCTCTGCCGGGATCTGTTCCCCGCAGGCCAGGTCAACCACCCGTACTGGGCCAGAATCAGCGCTGTATCCGAAAAGCAGGATCTCGAACTCCGGGGATTCCGTATAGCGATATACCCCGCTTTTCTGCAGCGGCACATCGCTGTAGGTTTCAATATCAATGCTCAGCGTTTTCATGAATCCATTCCTTCCTCTTGAAACACGGGTGACAGGATTGCTCCCGCCACCCGTGTTGTCGTTATTTGTCCAGTTCTTTCATGCGCTTCCTGTGATATTCTTCCTCTTAATTCAGAAAATCTTCGTTTTCGTCTGTTGCGAAGTCGCTCTCGGCGCTGGCTTTCCCGCCCAGGGGTTCCCCGTCCCGCACCTTCTGCAGATTGTTCAGTCCGCAGGCGATACCCCGGTTGCCGGAGTTGTTGAACGCGTAGAACGTGATGCTGGCCCGGCCGTATACGCCGGAATACACTTCGGAGTGGGTCAGGATGGGGTTGCGGTCCGTGTCCACAATGCCGGGTGCGGAGCTGCTGTTCGCGTTGATGAAATAGCATCCCGCGTATGCCGGATCATCCGGCCGTTCGGCATCGCCGTCGCGCAGCGGCGTCTTGATGGCGCTCAGCTCGGGTACGGATTTGCCGTTGCCCTTCAGCTTGGCTTCGCCTTCCTTGTATGCTGCCTCGATGGCGGCATGGATCTTGGCCAGGGTTCTGGTATCGCTCTTGGGGATGATCAGGCTCACGCTGTACTTCGGCGTCCCGCCTTTGATGGACTTGGGCTCCCAGACGTTGGCATAGCTCCAGCGGGTTTCGGGTCCGGTGATCACCTTCATGGGGTTGCTTTGTTTTGCATTATTCATTGTTTTTTTTCCTCCTTAAAATCACTTTTTGCTGTGTTCATGGCCGGGCGCTCGTCGCTTTCCGGCACAAGCGTAGGTTTGCCTTGCGGCTTGTCGAGATAAGGCCCGATCAGTTCTTCGAACCTGGCCTTGCCGAGCATTTTCTGCATGGCCGTGATCCCGAGCAGCTTGTGCTCTATCGGATCGAATCCTGCGTCGGAAACGGTTTTCTCGATCGCCGCTTCGTTGGTGTACTGGCGGTTGGATCGTCCTTCCACCAGCTTCCAGCCCTTCCATTCCTTTCCGCTGATCGCCTGCAGCCGGGCATATTCCTTAATATCGGATGCCCAGGTAACCAGGTCGTCCACTCGGGAAAGGATGTCCTCGATGTCCTCGTCGGTCAGCAGCGGGGGCTCTTTGAATTCGTACCGGGCTAGCGCCAGATTGGCTTCAGCTCGCGCCCGGCATTCGTTCTTCGCCTTGCAGAATCCGCACCATTCGCCGCAGCGGAACTCTCCGTCTCCGGCGAAGGCCAGATCTGCCGTGGGCTTCAGAATTTCATCCGCCCATTGGTACAGCTCCTCTTTGGTCATCCGGAAGGTGCTGATGTTCTGCCGCCGGGGCTGGTAAATCGTCATCGCTACGGTGTCGATGTCATAGATGCTGTCGAACAGTTCCAAAGCGCCGAGCGCGTAGCATTTCATCTGCGGGTTATCCTCCGCTGAAACCAGAATGCCAAGGCCGTGCTTGTAGTCGATCACGTGCATCGTGCCGTCGGCAATCAGGATCGCGTCGGATGTTCCGAATCCTTCCCTGACCCACCGGGAGAAGTCCACCCGCTGTTCGATCAGGGCAACCGGATCTGCGCAGGTCTCCCTGGCCGTGGCCAGCTGTTCCATGACGAAGGCGGCATATCCGCTGGCGCAGTCGTCCATCTCCTGGTTGAACCAGGTCAGGTTGGCTGTGGGATCTTCCGCTTCCCTGCCCAGCGCCTTTCGGAGTTTGAACTCACACAGTGCGTGGGCGTCGGTTCCTTCGATTGCGTAATCGCTTCCTTTGTCCGCGTACTTTTCACATAGTCGCGCGGACGGCGGGCAGTGAATCCAGCGGTCTGATGAAGAGGCGGAAAGCAGCGCGTGTCTGTCAGGGGGCATCCGTCCATCCATCCGCTTCCTTCAGAATGGCTGCGTAGTGCTTCGGTTCGACCTGCGAAAGCTTCTCCGCGCCGTATTTCTTCAGCAGTTCGCGAACTGCTTCTGTGTGCCCGGCGCGGGATTTGTCCGCCAGCACGGCCCGTACCTGTTCCAGCCTGATCTCCACCGGCGCTTTAGCCTGCGGTTCCTCCGCCGGGGTCTCCTCTGCCGGAGTGCCGAACAACCGGACCAGAGCGTCAATGTTGTCCTTGATGACGCTTATCGCGGCGATGAGTTCTGTAATGATTTGAGCCACTTCGCTCGTTGTGCTCATGTTTTTTCCCTCCTTCCTGGGTTTGTCGTAGGTTGGCAAGGGCAGCGAGCCTTCGCGCCAGCCTGGCGGATACCTGGCTGATCGCACCGAGCACCTGTATCTCTTCGGCCATGGTGCTGCTGTCTCTGCGGTTATCGGGTTTCATCGGGTTTCACCTCCGTTTCTGAAAGGCCGGTGTCATGCCTTACACTTTTCCACTGGAGACGAACCGCGATTTTGAGCGGAAGAAAATTGATAATTCAACACTCTCGAATTCTTCTCAGTTCTGTCCGGATGCGTTTGATCCGGTCGGCGAAGGTGCGCTGCGGGCAGTTCAGCATTCTGGCGATGGCGCGGTCGGAAATATGATCGTTTGTCTGCCACTGTTCCAGCAGCGCGTCTGCGTCCGGATCCAGTTCGTACAGCCGGGCAATCAGCTGCTTGAGCTCGTCCCGGTCCGCTTGTATATCCTCCAGCAGAGAACTGTCATCCGGCAGGATATCTGCCAGGCAGACATTCCCGTCTGCCTCAGGTGCATCCAGCGAAAGCACTTTGTTAATGCGGTATTCGCAGTCATCGCACATCATGTCGCACTGCCACCATCTTTTCCGCGGGCAGCTGCAGCACCCATGGTCCTGCATTCTTTTTCGGAAAGCAGTCCGTTCACGGTCGTATTCTTCATATTGTTCCCTGCTGACGGTGAACCACTGTCTGGCTGCCTTGCTGTAAAGGCGGTATTCTTTACTCTGATTGACAATGTTTTGCATGTTTCGGGCCCTCCTCGACCCCACAACCGCCGGTAGTTGTGGAGAAGCGGAGAACCCGAAGGGGTGCCAGCGGCAAAATGGACGCAAAAGATCCCACCCGATGCAGGAGAACAAAGTCTCCTCTTCCGGTTGCGTCCAGC